ATGTGGAGTCGATGGCCAGTCATCTTTTGTCAATCTCAACAGCACCCCTAAGGTGCTGTCACAAAACGCGAGGAACATGGCAGAGCTCTGTTCTTTCGCCTACGAGGAGCAAACCAAAGATGCGACGTAAAATGAACATGAAGAAGAGCAAGCGCCTATTTACGGCGACTGCGATGAAAACCAACAAGCGCAACATTGCGCCAACAAACCCACGCGGCGGATATCGCCTGTAGATGCCTTGCTATAAACCGCTGAGTGGATACAAAGACCCCGAAACCGGAGGCCTTATCTTCAAAAGGCCTACTAACGCTCCTCCGCAAACACTGGAAGTGGCCTGTTCTCAGTGTCTTGGCTGTCGCTTGGATCGTACTAGAATGTGGAGCGCACGAATCATCCACCATTCCACCCTGTCCGACCCTGAAAACGGTAATTCCTTCGTTACTCTCACTTACAGGAGTCCAGACGAATGCACCCCCGAACAGTACAACCGAGGTCACTTCCTACCCGACGAACCACACAAGCAAAGCCTCAACAAAGCGGACGTCCAGCGATTCATCAAACGGCTACGAAAACATTACTCCGACAGGAAAATCAGCTATTACCAATGCGGTGAATATGGAGACGAAAACGGACGCCCGCACTATCACCTATGTCTGTTCAATGTCAGCTTTGACGACGAACGCCTCTATTACGAGAAAGAAGGCATACGAGTGTATACGAGCGCGACTCTCGAAAAACTCTGGCCGTATGGATTCAGTACAAGCGCGCCTCTCACATATGACAATGCAGCTTACACAGCCGGGTACGTTCAAAAGAAAATCACCGGAAAAAAAGCCCAAGATCACTACCTACGCTGCGACGAATACGGAGTCGCAACTTGGCTACAGCCAGAATATTCAACAATGTCGCTTAAACCAGCTATTGGAAAGGAGTGGTATGAAAAGTACAAAAACGACGTATACCCGTCAGACGAAACACCGATCCCCGGATACGGGATCATTCCGACCGTCCCTCGATACTATGACAAGATCCTCGAGAGACAAGATCCAGATATATACGAACTGGTTAAAACAAACCGCAGAAAATTCATTCAAGAACACGCGGACGACTTCACACCACACCGCCTGGAACAAAAATACAAAGTAGCCCAGGCAAAACAAGCACTAAAACGGAGAGAACTATGAACGCGGAACAAATAGCAGAAAATTACGTCCTCATGTACAAAGTCAGTCCGACATCAGACGTAGAATTGACTTGCATCCACGAATATCCGATGTTGTCGTGGAAATATGAAACACAGATAAGAGATGTAAAACACGGAAAAACGCTAACTTCAGAAAAATCAAAAGACGAAATCTTTCGTCTCTACTGGAAAGCCCTCAACCAAACGGAGAACCAAAAATGAAAAAAGTAATGTATTGCGTATTTGATCAAGCAGCTGGTGTACACCTGCAGCCTTTCCTTCAACACAGCGATTCAGAAGCAGAACGCACCTTCATTGACTGGACACAGAACAAGGAAACACCCATCGCCGCTCATCCAGAACACTACACACTAATACGCATCGGACAATACGACGATGACAAAGGCGAACTTTTACCGGAAAACCAAACCAGTATCATTACAGGACTAAAGGCACTGGCAAAATCCCAAACCGTCGACAAGCAAAAAGTCGCTAACCTAAACAGCAAAATTTCAGCAGGAGGAACCGCCTAATGCGCTCCGTGATGACAAACCAATTCGACCAGGTACCCCAAGCGGATATACCGCGGTCTTCGTTCAATCTCAGTCATGGTATCAAGACGACATTCGATGCCGATTATCTAGTCCCGATAGGTGTATGGGACGTTATACCTGGCGACACATGGAACGTGTCGACCAGTCATTTTATCAGGCTTACGCCAACGGCAACTAAGCATCCTCTTCTCGATAATGTTTCCGTAACACTCCATTATTTTTACGTACCTTATCGGTTACTTTGGCAAAACTTTGAAAAGTTTATGGGCGCACAGGATGATCCAGGCGATTCTATAGACTTCACTATCCCGATCGTTAGCAGATCAGATCTCGCAGGAAGTGGCGAGTACAGTTTGTGGGATTATTTCGGTTTACCGATTGATATCGTGCCAGACGATTTTGAAGTAACAGCCCTTCCGTTCAGAGCCTACTCTAAGATTTTTGACGATTGGTACAGGGACGAAAACTTACAAGACAGTCAACAGATCGACATGGGAGACGGGCCAGATACGTTGACAGCTACCCCAAGCGGATCCGGGAACGTTCAGGCGTTCCCGTTAAAACGCGGCAAACGTTTTGACTACTTTACCGGTGCGCTTCCGTTCCCACAGAAGGGCACAGCAGTTTCTATCCCGCTAGGTACCTCGGCCCCGGTGGTCGGAATTGGAGCGGAAAGTACTTTGCTTTCTATTGCGAACGACACCACAGGCGATAATCGTATACTTGATTTGACGAACACTCATGTGAGTTGGGATACAGCGTCAGGAACTGGAGACAGTTTATATACGGATTTAACATCTGCAACAAACGCAACAATTAACGATCTTCGTCTCGCGTTTCAAACACAACGTTTGTTAGAAAGAGACGCAAGGAGCGGGACCAGGTATGTGGAGACACTCAAGGCCCACTGGGGCGTTACAAGTCCCGATTTCCGCCTCCAGCGCGCGGAATATTTAGGGGGAGGATCATCCCCGGTCAACGTTTCACCGCTTGCGCAGACATCAGCGCAGCCAACACCAGCAGCGGATGACACTCTCGGCCAGATGGCCGGTATAGGTACAAGCCAGGGAACGCATGGCTTTACCAAATCGTTTGTAGAGCACGGCATAATCATAGCCTTGGCGAACGCCCACGGTGATATTACTTATTCACAGGGTATCGACCGTTACTGGACTAAACAAACCCGCTACGAGATGATGTATCCAACGTTAACCGGGATCGGCGAACAAGCTATCTTAAACAAAGAAATTTACGCGCAGGGAACAAGCGCCGACGAAGACGTTTTCGGCTATATTCCCAGGTACGAAGAGTTCAGATTTTTAAATTCAAAAGTAACAGGATTATTTCGACCCGACGCGGCCGGTACGCTAAAATCGTGGACGTTAACTGAAGAGTTCGCATCTCTTCCGACGCTTGGCGCAAGCTTTATCGAAGCTAATCTTGAACCACAGCTCGACGACGTCATAGCGATTCCGTCAGAACCGCAATTCATAGCCGACTTCTATCATAAAATTAAAGCCGCTCGACCACTGCCCACATACGGTGTTCCTGGCAACATTGACCGACTATGAGTATCGGAACTGCACTCGGCGTCGCTAGCGGTATGCTCGGAGGAGTACTAGGCTTTGCAGGACAGAACGCAACAAATCGAGCTAACCTTGCCAATGCCCGCGAACAAATGCGCTTTCAGGAGCGCATGTCTAACACGGCTGTATCCCGTCGCATGGCAGATATGCGACGAGCCGGAATCAATCCGCTATTGGCGGGTCAATACGACGCGTCAACGCCCTCTGGTGCTATGGCAACCTTTGGTAATCCCGGTGCCGCTGCCGCTCAAGGCTTCCAAGCTTTCGGAAATACGGCTAGTAATGTAGCGATGGTCGACGAAAAGCTGAATCAGATAGAAGCCCAGGCAAATCTTGCAAAACAACAGACTAAAGCGTTAAGGGCTTTTGCTACGGCTAGCGACTCCGCAGGAGAGTTCCTGGACAAGTTCCGATCGCGACTTGATCAATCAAAACCCGATTGGAGTAATTTAGCCGAGGAGCTGCCGGCCAATATGCGAAGAGCATTTATCGATTTCGCCAAATCACTTCATCCAGCATGGGACGCAATAGAAGGGGACGATTGGATGCATTATGAAGAAAACAATAACCCGCTTATTGACAGAGGCGGGTACTACGATATGGAGGTAACGAAATGAGCAAGAGACACCCAATCCCGCCGAAAACCTTTGAGGACGGACGTACAAAACAGGCATTTAAAGATGATGCCGACATCAACAAACTGCTACAACGAGCACAAAAAACAGGGACGATGTCCCATCTACAAAAATACGAAACAGTCTATGCAGACTTTTCGGGCGTCGACTGGGAGGAGACGCAAAACACACTGGCGCGAGGCCGCCAGGTATTCAGCGAACTCCCTTCAGAGGTTCGCAACGAGTTTCAAAACTCTCCAGGCAAATTCTTTGAATTTGTCAATGATCCCGCCAATAACGGCAAATTGGCGGAAAAACTCCCGCATCTGGCAAAACCCGGACGTCAAAATCTAGACGTATCCGGCAAAACCCCGCCAGATGATCGACCAGAGCCGAAGGCGGAAAACCCTACCCCGGTACCAAAAGAACCGGAAACACCCCCAGAATAGCCTCTCAGGCATTCTGACAAGGCAAAACCCCCCTTTTGCCAAACCTCTAAGGCCCCCTAGTGGGGCCTTTCTCATAAAAGCGATCTTTGATCGCACACAGTTAGTATCTACTAGACCTCTAACTGGCTAGGTGACACTAAAAAGCGAGAAACAGGGCAAAACGACGATTAAACGACGAATTACCCCCTTCGAGCTAAAAAACACCTAGCAAAAAACAGCACAACGTGCTAAAAAACAAACCATGACAAAAATCAAACCCCTTCTGGCAATCTCCGTTGCCCTCCTAATGACTGGCTGCTCAGTCACCTCGCTCCAATGTGGAGTCGATGGCCAGTCATCTTTTGTCAATCTCAACAGCACCCCTAAGGTGCTGTCACAAAACGCGAGGAACATGGCAGAGCTCTGTTCTTTCGC